CGCTGATGGTGATGGCGACGTTGCCGTCCTCGCCAGGCTCCAGCTTCTTGCCGTTCAGCGTCACGCTCTTCACCGTGCCGTCGCCGCCAAAGTCCTCCCAGCTCGCCGCCTGCTCCCAGCTCTCGATGTTCGTGCCCTTGAACTGCTTGGTCTCCCATTTGCCCTGTGCCGTCTCGTATGTGATGCAGCGTCCCTTCGCACGAGCCTTTCCTTCCACGGCTGCTATGGCGGTCTCAAGCGTATAGTATCCGCTCTCCAGCGGAACCTGCTCCGTCACGTTATAGGTGTTGCCACCGCCGCTTCCGCTTATCTCCACCAGGTTCTCTTCCTCATCGCTCCACACATACACCACGCCACCACACACATACGCCTTGTCCTTCAGTACTTCCGTGCGCACATCGTTCATGTACATGTCTGCGCCTAACCAGTTATTGCAGTATATGTTACCATTCTTCCCGCAGAAGGATTTGTTCACCGTGTCATAGTACACACCGTCTATCTGGGGGTATGATACAAGTCGTATCTCCACGCCTTCCACCAGCCCGTCAAACCGCGCTGTCGCGCCGTTCCTTGCAGCCAGTGCCGTGTCCTTGTACTCCGATTCCACACTTTCTGCCTTTGCCACAGCAGCGTTGGTCTTCTGGGCGGCATCCGTGGCCTTGCTTGCCGCATCATTGGCAGTTTGGGCCGCAGACCCCGCTGTTGATGCTGCCGTATCTGCTTTCTTTGCCGATGCGTCAGCCACAGCAGCAGAAGCCTTGGCGACAGCTGCTGCATCTTCCGCAGGTTTCGACAGCAGTTTCAACGGGGCGCTCACCACCGTCTCGCCTCTCATGGCAGGGAGGCTCACCACACCGTCCAGCGTGCTCACAGCTTCCAGCTCGTCCACACTCTGGCTGTCAGTCTTTATCTGATTCACCACATCCTGGACCAGTTCCTTTTTCTCTTCTTCTGTCAGTGCCATAATTATTTGGTTTTGTTGTTATTGTTCAGTTGTTCATTCAGTCCGTCGATGAAGCCCGGCACGCACAGCCGCTCTACCACCATGCGCATCAGCCGCACCTCGTCGTCGGTATAGTATGCCGTGCCCTCGCTTCCGTATATCTTCAGGGCAAGGGCATGTGCCTTAATGCCGTTCACGTTCTTGTATATCAAGTCCGCAAACGTCTCCCTCGCGTCCACCGTCTGCGCTGCCTTCCGGCTCACGGTCGTGTAAATTTTGAAATGCTTAAAGTCTATCTTTTTCATACATCATTCCTCATTCGTTGTTCCTTCTATGATATACCAGTTCCCCGCTATCGCCTTCAGCGTCGTGTAGGTGTTCCACAAGCAGTATATCCGTGTGTCGCTCTTGCTGCACCCGCCGAACCGCCTCACATCAATAACGCTTCCGTCCGATGTTTTCATCAAGTAGTAGGGGTTGGCCTCGAATATTATCTTCTGTCCGTTGATGGCGGACACATACAGGTACTTCAGCTTCTTGCCCACTGGTCTGTCCCAGAAGAAGCTCAGCTCCAGTCCGTCGTATGCCGTCGCGTCTGGCAGGTATATCCAGTGCGAGTAAGGGGCCTCCGTGGCATCCCACGAGCCTTCTATCGCGTCAAACTCCCAAAAGAACATGTTGCACGGCTCAGCCTCTGGGTCTATCTGGTATTCGTTCGGTGCGTTCACCTTGGTGCTCGAATACAGCAGGTTCGCATGGATCACTCCCGTCACCTCTGCGTCCTTCATCCTTGCAGACTTCACGTCAAGGCTGCCGTCTGCGTTCACCTTGAAATATTCGTTCATCGTCACTGCGCCTTCCAGGGTTATCTGGTCTGCGCTTATCCTCACGCCACTCTCCAGCTTGCCGTTCTCGTCCTTGGTCACGAATGCCGACACCTCCGCTCGTTTCACGATGTCCGTGCTCTCCTCCACGGCCGAGGCAAACATCCCGGCAAACGCCTCAATGTCCAGTTTCTTCTCCATGTCCCCGGCATAGCTGTTGAGCCATGTTGCCCAGTCCGTTGCCGTTATCAGTCCCGCCGTATTCTTCAGCGCGCCGTGCTCGTCAAACCGCTCCGAGATGAGTGCGTTGTATTTTGCTGTCGTTATAATCTCTGAACCCTCCAACACCTTGCCGTCCTTGTCAAAGTTCAGTGCCGCTATCTTTACCAGCCGCTCGCTCTGCTCGAACAGCGTCTTGTACTTGTACGTCAGTGCCTCTATCTTGTCCGTGCTCAGCACCAGCATATACAGGTAGATGTCGCCGTCAAACGCCAGCTTGAAGTCGCCCGTGCCGTTCCACAGCCCGCTGCAGGTGTATTGCACATAGCCGCCGGTAGCAGCGATTTCCTCGCTTACATCCATACTGTTGAAGTCCGCAAACCCCGTCTTGTCAACATTCTCAAAGCCAATCTTCAGCGTGCCGGACTTTGCGCAGCGATAAAAGAAACTCAGATACACCGGCAGGGCTTCCTTCTTCCCGTCGCCGTTCGTCGGAAATGTCGGCACAAAGCGCAGATTCTCATGTTTTTGGCGGATATACTTGTTGCGTATCCGCACCACCTTGCGCCCCATGTCTGTCACCACGCTCGCGCCGTCACCCTTCTTCGATAGTGCTGCGCCGTTGGCCCACACCCATTTGTTGCCGACGAGGAAGAACACCGTCTCATTCTCCGAGTTCCACTTCTCCAGTCCCGATGCAAACGTCGGGTTGTTCAGATAGCCCTTTTCGCTTAGGAAATCGTTCCTCACGCTGTCGATCGCGCTCTGCACCTTACCCTCCGTTATCTCGAAGCGGGTCTTCACGTCCTCGCCGGTCTCCAGTACGAAGGTGCCTTTCAGAAAGGCGTTGTCCGCATACAGGCCGTTGCCCTTCGGCTGGCGGTCTGCCGGGAACTTATCGTCCTTGATGCCGTCCAGGTTGCCGAGGCGTGCCCGTAGGCAGTTGTCGAAGGTCTTGCCCTTCACGCCGTCCATCACGTCCACCCTCGGCTGTCCGTCCTCGGTTGCCGATATGAGCACAATATTCTGGCGGTCGGTGTTTGCCGTGTTGCCCATCAGCACGCACTCGTCGTCCTCCTTCGGTTCCACGCCCTCAAACTCCTCCTTCGCCACCACAATACCGTCCTCTGTAACATCAGCCACTTCTACCCAGTAGCTCCGCATTTCCTTGCCCGTGAACGTCTGGCAACGCACCAGATCGTGCTGTACAAACATATTCTCCTGCTCGAAGGTGATAAGATAGTGCTCGCCCGATTCCTCCACGGTCTTGATGCGTCCGTTGGCCGCGCTCACGCATATCTGACCGCCCACGCTCCTCACCTTCTCGATGAGCAGCTCCATCACGGCCATCGTCTGCCTCACCGTCAGTTTATCCACCGTCAGGTAGGTGCGCCCATCCTCACCTTTCCACAACTGGAACCCAGCACCAAGCATCCCGTCAACGAACTGCCCAGCGCTCCTTATGCTGTCCGAGGTCACGGAGTCAAAGGTCACACCATCAGTCTTTCTCACTGGCTGATTCAGATAGTCGTCAAACTCACGGTAATCCCACTTGTCTGCATTGTCTGCTTCCTTGGCGTGGTCTGCCTCCAGTGCGTGTTTCGACTCATCTGCGTTCACAGCATGGTCTGCCTCCTTCGAGTGGTCAGCTTCCAGCGCATGGTCGCTGTCCTTGGCATGGGTAGCTTCCTTTGCCAGTTCTGCGATGTCTGCCTTGGCTGCATGCGCAGCCTCCTTCACTGCCATGCCACCGTAAGCGGTGCCGCTCGTTCTCAGTGCCGACGTACCGCCCTCGTTTTTTGGTTTCTTTATTACCTTGATGTCTATCATTGCTCAATCTCCTTAAGTGTCATTTCTGCATATCCTTCCTCAAGATTGCGACTGATGCCCTGCACGAAGAAGGTTTTATCCATCATGGGATGGCGATAGTGAGCGAACAGATTCACGATACCACCATCTGTATCCGTCAACTTCTGCGTCATAACCACCCTTGGTGCATGCCATTCTTTGTAGTAGTAGTCCACATACAACTGCTCAGGCTTAGCGCTCACACCCCTCGAATAGTCATATACCGCCAACAGTCCCTCTCCGGTCAACGTGTTCAATGGAGTGCTCATCTTTACGCTGTCTGTCACGTCCAACGTCTGGCATTCCGCTGCTGTCAGTGCTGAGTTTATCTTCATTTCGATGTCGTCCTTCACGTTCACAAAGCTCTCCTTTGTGTCGCTCATGTAAACGAGGTCGTTGTCACCAGTGTTGTTCACCAGTCCGTTGTCGCTGTATATCTTCACTTCAAACTGCTCCACCATGATACTACTCACATGCGCCAGCAGCGGTATCGTTGTACTGTTCCATTTCGTGTGTCTGAACCACGTCTTGTGCCGTCTCGTCACCACGTCCCACAATGCGTTCACCGGTCCCAGGATCATAAACTTAACCCTACCGCTCACCTTATCTGCCTTTTTGATTGGTATCGCTATACCCTCCGCATCGATGCCGAGCTCATAGTTCACGTTGTTTTGCAAATCGAACTTGGTACCAACTATCTTGTCACCGATTTTTGGGTCAAAACCTATCGTGAAACACTGCTGGTAGTACTCGTCCTCATTGGAGCACTCCTCCAGCGTCTTGTACTTCCGCCACTCGAAGTCCGTCACCTGTCCTTCTGTGCCTTTTTCCACAACACATTTATCCCCTATTATCAGCATACATGCCAACACACCCACCTTTGATATATGGTCGCTGCCGTCACCAATGGCACTATACTTAAACTCATACAACTGAGGGCCGTTATCTGTGAACGGAACAAAGCCGTGCGCTGTTTCCATATCCCATACCACTGTCTCATTAGGCGTTGCTGCCTTCCACCACTGCTGCGTGTAGTATCGCCCGTCACCATTGTTTCGGCTCGGCACCGTCACGCCTGACCATTTAGCAATTCCAGTAAATAGACCTCCCCATTTTCCACCGTCATAGTTGTATATTGCTTTGTAGGTGTCCGTCAATGCCATCACTGGGTTCAGCACCAGTTTTCCGCTCAACACGATGTAGTTCGTCGTGCCCTCGTCCGTAGGCGAAAAGACACCACCAGTCATGCTGCCGTTATACACGGCCCTCGGTATGCCTGCCTTTAGCGAGTTGTCATTCGGATAGGTAGTTGCCTCCTTGTCGTCAGAGTTGCCGTTCACACTCACCACCAGGTAGTTCGTCATTTCCACTTTCGATGTCGGGGAGTTGTCCTGTCCGTCCGTTTTCTTCTCCACCTTGCCAAGTGCCATGATGGCAGCACCCTGGTTCTTCGCCAACCAGTTCGGCAGTACATGTTGGCTTCGCCCCTCACTACAGTATTCCTCCACCAGGTTACCGCTCCCGCTCTTTGGAAACAGCCACTGACTGTTGTTCATCATCTGCACATACCAGTCTGTTACGCAACCACCACTATAGGAGGTTTCCTGTCCGTGAGTCATTGCGTCAAAGGCATTTAACGCTCTCGAGCCCTCACCATCACTGCTGTATTCCGTCATGTACTTCTGTTTGTTGCTGAATGGACTTTTCAGAAGATCGTTGTCCAGCGGACTCTCAATCACGCTCTCCATACTCTCCACCTTGGCAGTCAGCATAAATTTATTGTACACCTCGCCTACGCTTATCGTCGTATCGGTGTCTGTCACCAAGCCAGTCACGATGTCCGTTGTCTGCCGGGACGTCGTCACGCTTGTGCTCGTCAGCAAATCTCGCCAGTAGATGCGTTCGTCACCCTTCACGCTCTCCCAGGAGAACAGATAAAACGTGAACCCATCCTGCACGATGTGGAGATTCAGATACTTCAGTATCTCCTCCAACACCTCATCCTGCTGCCATACGTCATCCTCCTCATCACCCAGAAAAAGTAACTCGCTTACCGTCAGTTGCCCGAATATCGCATAACGGTTACCAGCCAAATCATCCACAGCCTTACTCCCATCGTATAGGTAGCGCATAGCATTACCACCCACGATGTCAAGTTCAGCCGTCACACCACCCAATATCTCTTTCAGCATCGCCAAGAATGTGCGTTGTTCCGCCTCCGCCTTTACTACATTATACAGCACACCGAGCGAGCCGACATCACGATATTTAGCATACTGCAATGCCGTCAGCGCATCGATGCAGCTCAACTCTATCTCGTCAAACTCCTCGTTGTAGCCCTGCGAATAGCTCTGCGGTTCGATAAATCCGGCAAAGAGACATTTCCCCTCACGGTAGATATTCACCACAGCGTCACGGCATGAGGCACAAAAGAAGTCCGGGACAAAGTTCCGCGCCAGAAGGCGTACAGTAGCCTGCTGGCAGAGCAAGTGGTCAAACGTATCGTTCACCTGACTCGTCAGGTCCACTGGATCATCAGTAAACGACAGTTCCCCATTCTTCTCACCAATGACAGTTTCCTTAGTACGGTCACCACCAGTCAGTATATGCACCTCGATGCGCTCTTCCTTTTGGTTGTAAAAATGTCCGTGCAGATACATGCTCCTTATATTTTGATGTTCGTTCCTTTTCTGTTTATTCTCGTCTCGTTGGCAAGCACAGCCACAAGGTCTCTGCCTTTCACCTTCAGCTCATACACGCCACCACCTCCGCTGCCATTATTACCGATAAGCGACTTCAACTTGTTCAGCGGTGCTATCACCTCCGGGTTGCTTTTCGCCCCAGCATACTCGCCCATCAGCGCCAAGGTCGGGCCATACACGATACCGCCGTTGGCGAATGGTGTCACGGCAACCGAAGCAACAAGCCCTTGCATCATGGCTATAAATCCAGCTGCGATGCCAGCACCAGCAAACGGAATGTAAGCGTGTGCAGCCATAAACTCTGAAGCTGCAAGTTCGCGATACGCCATTGCCTCAGCCTTCACTGCCGCCATCGTTGCAACCGATGCCGCCACCTCTTCAGGGGCTGCCGCTACTTTTGCCGTAGCAGCTGTGGTCGCTGCCACTCCACTTGCAGCGGTCACAGTGTTGGAGACACCAGTTACGGCGGTCAAGGTCTGAATAATTGAGATGATGCCGTTGATGCCCTCATATATCTGAATGGCAGCATCGACAACGCCAGTAATTGTGGACCATGCATCACGGTTGCCTTGCAGCGCATCGGTGAGCGAAGTGACGCCATTGCCCACACCCTTGACCGTGCTCCACGACTTACCTAACGTGACATCGCTTTTGCAGATGCGCTTCTCGTAATCCTCGTAACTGCCGATGAGCTTCTGTATGGAGGCTCGCTGCGACTCGTCCATAGGGCTTTTGGTGTCAGCCAACATATCCTGGAGTTCCTTGATGCGTTTCTTTACACCATCAAGCCCAATGGTTTTCAGTTCGAGGGTCAGCGTCTTACCCTCCATGCTGCCGAGCTTCGCCACCTCTTCCTCCATTTCGGGGATGCGCGTGAGCTGCTTCATGGCATCACGCTTTTTCTCCAGTTCCAACACCGTGCGCTGTATGTCGTCAATCTCCGATGCGCTGGCGTTCTTCTGCTTGGTCTGGTAGTAGCTGATGGCATCATCCAGCGAACGGATGGTGTTCAGTCGGGAGATGTCCTCCGGCTTCTTCAGTTCATCAAGAGTATCATCCCATTTCTTCTTTAGGTCGTTAAGGGCATTTATCTGCTTCTGTATCTCGATGCGCTCTGTCTCTGTAGCGGTTTTCAACAAGTCTGTATAATACTGCAGCTCTTTTTCAAGCTGGCGGTATGTCTGTATCTTGTCTAAACCGACATCAACATGAGAACTGCGTTCAAACGCCGTTTTAAGGTCATTCAAACGCTGTATTTCTGCATCGATTACTGCAAGTTCCTCGGCGGAGGCATTCTCCCTCAATCCCTGTTGATAGGTGATTTCTGCATCGATGTCCTTCAGGGTGTTCAGTTCGGTGGGACGGCTTGCAGCCTCCTGCAACTGCGTTATCGCATCCTGCTGCTTTTGCAAGGCTGCGATTTTCTTTGCATAAAGCGCAATGGTCTTGGTATCCGTCCCGTTGGCAGTTTCCAGTTTGTTCTGGTAGTACTGGATGTTGTTGCCAAGTTCCTTGTAACTCGTGGCATTGGCGATAAGAGTCTTACCGCTGTACTTGTCCTGCGAACCCGACTTACCACCGCCACTTCCGTCTCCGCTGTCTGTTGAGGGGGCGTTTTGTTTCTTGTTGCTCTTCAAGGCGGCCTGGGCGTTCGCAGTCTTTGCCTTGGTGTTCGCTTGCGTGGCCTTGGTGTTCTTCTCCAGGTCTGCCGTCTGCCTTGCGGTGGTCTCGTCCTTGATGCCGAAGAACTTCTTCACCCACTCCCATGCCTTCTTTATCACGGCACTCGCTTTCTCGAATGCCTTGACAAGGAAGTCCCACACGGCAGAGGCTATCTTTTTCACTGCTGCCCATACCGCATCACAGATGTTGCGGAAGGTCTCACAGTTATTGTACGCCGCTATCAATGCACCCACAAGTGCCGCTATAGCCATCACGACAATGCCGATGGGGTTGGCACTGAGAACAAAGTTCAGGGCTATCTGTGCTACCTTCCAAAGGTTGGATGCGACAGCCACCACCTTTGCTGCAGCTGCTTGCGCAAGCGTGGCCACCTTCACAGCTTTCAGTCCTGCCACCACAGTTTTGATGCCACCGCTGAGCTGCACCATACTCATGAGGGCGATGCCGCTGTTTGCTATCCATTCCACATAAGGTGCGGAGGTGCTGGCTATTGAGCCTGCCCAATCCATCATGGCGTGCATCTGGTTAGCGAGCGTCTGACGTAGGCTCTCTCCCGTAGATGCCATATTGTCGAAGGCTGCGTCTATCTCTCCTGCGGAGTTTGCCATCGCTCCAATGTTCTGCGAAAACTTTTCTTTTTGTTCGCCAGTCAGCGAACCGAGTAGTCGCATTGCTTCAGCACTGCCGAACAACTGTCCGTAAATGGTTTGACTCAACTGTCCGGTCTTTGCCGAATACTCCTGTATGCTTGCATCCAAACCGAGCAGGAAGTTCTCTAAACCACCAGCAGCCTGAATACTGGCTGCATTAAAACCAATGCCCATCTCGTTGGCCGCTTTCGTAGCTTCCGCAGATGGCTTGATGAGTGAGTTGAGCACGGCAGCCAACTGAGTGGATACTTCAGCCGTGTCACCAGTCACACCCGTTGTAGTGGCGAACACTGCCATCAGTTCGTCCATGGAGACACCAAGCTGAGATGCACTACCACTCACACGGGGCAATGCCTGCGCCAACTGCTCAAAGCTGGTCACACCATTCTTGGCCGTCATCTGTATCTTGTCTTGGATGTTTCCTGCTTGATCCCATTCCAGACCATAGTTCTTGATGAGCGTGGAAGTAACGGTCACCGTCTCTCCCAAGTCCGCAATACCACCAACCGCACTACGACTCGACTTGTTGAGGAACTCTATCCAGTTATCCTCGGGCACACCATTGGATATAACCTGGTATAAGCCGTTGGCAAGTTCCTCACGCGCAAGCGGTATGGTCTTGCTCAGTTCCGTTATCTGACCAGTCAGTGCTTCAAACTCGTCCCCACTCTTTCCTGCCATGGTGTTGGCACTGCGCATGGCGGTCTCAAAACTGTCGAAAGGCTCGGCAAGTCCGCCCACCATGTCACTGAGGTCGCGGATCGAGCGGACGGCTGTATCGAACACGAGGCTCTTGTCTGCCATCTCGCGCAGTCTGTTGCCAGTGGCCACAGCGGTATTTCCCACCTCGGAGAGTATGTCGTCAAGACCGTCGGCTTCCACTGTCAGACGTTTCAGAACACCGCCGTCCTCGCTCTTGATGTTTATTCTAAATTCTACTGCTTTTGCCATTGTCTTTTCTTATTTCAGTCCGTAACGTTTCTTGGCTGCCTCAAAGCGTGCATTGAACTCGTCCTTGCTCACCTCCTCACGCTTTTCTTCCTGCTTTTCATCCCAAGGGAACGGTAGAACGTCATGCGCTTGAAGATTGCTTTTTGCATAGGGTTGGATGGCAAAGAGCGCCAACACTCTTGTGCGTTCCCACTCGTTGCGCTCCGCATCGCGCTTGGCTTCCGCCCATCGCTCCCATGCCTTGTAAAACTCAAAAGGGGTACATCGTTCAAAGTCTTCTCTGCTCATCCCGATGCACCCCAATGCCATACCCAACAGTTCCTCGACGCTTACTTCTTTTCCGCCTGGTTGGTCGTTTTTTTTTCTTCACCGCCCATATCTTCATAGAAGGAGTTCGCTGCGTCGGGCTCCATAAGGTCAGCAAAACTCTGGAAGTCGTAGTCAAACTCCACCTTGTCTGCATTGCACGCACTTTTCACGCAGCAGTAAACAAACAGTACCAGCTCGGAGATATTGGTTTTCTCCAGCTTGCTCACGTCCTTACCGCTCTCATTCTTGAAGCGCACCATTGCGCCCATGGTCACACGGCAAGGGAACTCCTTGTCGCCAACCTTAATTTTTGTCTTTTTCATACGCGATGTTGTTATTATTCAGTCTGCTGAGTGGTGTCCGTGATACCCGTACCAACTTTTTCCACCTTGCCACTGTTCTGAAGCGTAATTGAATACTTGGCATCGTCACCAGCCTGTGCATCAAGGTCAAGAGAGGTAATCAGATACTTGCCTTTATATCCGCCAGTGGCTTTACCAGTGCGCTTGTCTCCTTCACGCAGATTGTACGCTGCCTCCACAGGCTCACCCTTAAGCATTGCGTCCTTCAACTGGTCATACGATGGCACCTCATCCGTGCCGTCAGTAAGCACAACACCATCGGCGGTAATCTGCTCGGAGAAACTCTTGATGTAAGACTCCTTCCACTTTCCACCAGATGCCTCTTTAGTCACACGTTCACCGGTCTCCGCTGATGTGGACACCTTACAACCGGTGGAAAAGCCGAGGGCATTGGTACCCATGGAAAGGATAAGGTCAGTTCCGTCTAAAACACTTTTTGCCATAAATCTTCATTGTTAAAATTGTTATTACCGTGCAGACTATTCCGCCTGCAATAAATACACACCAGTCCACCCACCACAACCCTCGCTCTTTCGAACGTTCTTCAACCGCCGTTTGAGCACTGTCCTGAAGATGAGCGTTCTTCACGCTCAGGCGCTCGTTCTCCGCCTCATAATACGCACACAGACGCGCCAAACTGTCGCAGCCGCTCTCTATCACCAGGGTAGGAGGCTTGCCGCCCGCGTTCTGCTTCACACTCGCCTTCACGTGCGCACGGCCAGAGCTCGCAGCATAGCTCGCTCCTTCAGGCAGTCGCCACAGACCGGAGTCAAGCGCTATCTCCAGCAATGCCGTGTCCGCCTTCACCGGTGCCGTCCACCACGCCTTCATCACGCTCGTCGCGGCGCTTGCGCTGTCCTTTCGCACTGCGCTTGCCGACACTTTGTTTTCCGACCTCACCGTCTGTCTCGTCGAGCTGCAGCTCGCTGCTGACAGGACAAGCAGCCCTGTGAGGGCATAGCTGAATAGCCTCAATGGCACGCGACAGACGGTTGACAGCACGGCGCGTGAGGTTGTTTTCTGCCACCAGCTTCTCAGTGATCTTTGTCGTCTCTTCATATTTCTTCTGAGTTTCCACAAGCAGAGTCGATACGTCTTCGTACATCACCTTGTAGGTGTCATGCACGCTCTTCGCCGTCTCGGCCTCCTTCACCTTGCGGTTCGCAACCCAAGCGATGGCGGCACCTATGCCGCCCGAGGGTATAGCCCACTGCAGGATTTGCATGATTACTGTGTCCGCCATCCTTGTTTTCTCTTTATTCGTTATTTACTCTGTTTTCACACTCTCCTTACTGCCTGATGCCGATGCTCTCCAACCATGCCTTCACGTCAAAACTCGGGCAGGCTTTAGCCACGCCTGGCAGGTCACGGTGACCCACAATCTTGATCTGTGGGAACCTTTCATGAAAGTTCCTCACGTAGTCAGTCATAGCCTTCAGCTGTGCCGCCGTGCGCGTGTCCTTGGCCGTCTTGCCGTCCTTTGCCAGACCGCCGGCATACACCACATGGCGGCTCACCGAGTTATAGCCCGCAGCACCGTTTGTCACCTCCCAGGGGTCCACCTCGGCATCCTCGTTGTTCTTCACCAGGCGCTCCACTGTTCCGTCCAGATGGAACAAATCGGTGTACCCCACCTGCTTCCAGCCCCTGCCGCCCTTCTTCACCGGGTCAGTGTGCCAGTGGCGTATCTCTTTAGAGCTTACCTCACGGCCTTCTGGCGTGGCTGTGCAGTGCAGCACCAGATATTTCATCCTTGCCATAGCCTAGCCGATGGGGTCAGCATACTCTGCCAGACCGCGTTCCACAACGTCATGGGCACGATCCAGCTCAAATTCAAGCACCTCACCTGCCTCGTGCACCACGCTCAGGTCTTCCTTGTCGCGAAACTTTGCCACGACCTTCACACTCACTGTCTTTTTCTCTGCCATAATCTTTTTTTATTTTAGTTGTATTTGTTACCTGGGCGGAGGCGGTTCCACGCACTCCGCCGTTCCCAGTTTCTATCCCTCGGGCACGTAATTGAACTTCTTGGTCTTTCTCCAGTCCATCACCACAATCTCCTCGCCGAAGCCAACGTTCGTGTCGGCCTTTATCAGCAGCTTGAAGAAGTACAGCTCCGATGGGTTGCTCAGCTTGTCTATCTGGATCACGTTCTCGTCGTCCTGAAGGTTCACCGCAGCGAAGAAGTTGCCGTCCGCATCGGGCGAGCACAGCGTCGCCATGATGAGCGAGTCAGGCCAGGCGGCCACAGTCTCGATGGCGATGCCCTTGAAGCGCTTGCTGTTCACCTCGCTCTCGTTAGAGTTCTTGTGCTCGCGCTCTGTCAGTTCCTTGTCGTACTGGTCAAAGTCGTCAACGCTCATCAGAATGCGCAGGTTCGGGTTCTCGCGCATCGCCTTGGGGATGGCGTTGCGCACAGCATACAAGCGGTCTATCATCGAGGTGGGGCCCTCAGGGTTCACCACAATTACGTCGCTTGCCTTGGCTGCTTGCGTCAATATGCCGTCCATCAGCTGGTCGTCGGTGCCGCCGCTCACATACTCGCCGTTCACAAACAGGTTGCCAAGCTCAAACTGCACCTGCTTCGACAGCGCCTCCAGAAGAGCGTTCTGGGCCTCGGGAGGAAGTTCCGCAAACACCAGGTTGCCCTTAGGCTGCCACTTCCTCCATATCTGCTCAAAAGCTCGCGGGTTAAACACCGTGAACGCCATGAAGTCGTGGGGCTCCAAGGTCTGCTCGCTGTAATTGAAGTCGCCCTGGGCATCGCTCTTCTGAGGGTCTTCCTTGCGCTTCTGCAGCATCTTGCCCGCCTTTAGGCGTGGCACGCTGATTTTCTTTTCCACACCGGGAATCACCATGATGAGTCCCTTGTCCACAAGCTCGTTGCCAGTGGTCGCAACGGTCAGGATGCGCTCCAGCACCTCGCCGTTGTAGTTCGTGTTCTTTACTACTATTGCCATTTGTTTTCCTTTTTATGGTTTTTCTGTCTCTCTCGTCCTTTACTGGAACTGGCGCTTCATGCGCGCTTCCCTGATCTGCTTCTGGCGCTGCTCCCATGGTCCGTCGCTCACGCCGGGCTGCACGTGCAGGTCGTTCATCACCTTGCGCTTCGGGGTCAGCGCGGAAAGCACCTTCTTGCCCTCGGCCATGTTTCCCTTCAGAATGTTCTCGAAGGTCGGGCGGCTTTCAGCGTTGATGCGGCCGTCCTGCTCAGCTGCGTCCAACAGTTCCTTGCGCTCAGCCTCTGCGTCTGCCTCGGCTTTGTCCTCAAAGCCCTTCAGCTTCGTCTTCAGCGCTTTGTTCTCGTCCTCCAAGGTCTGTGCCTTGCCGGCAAGGGTCGCATAGTGCTGAGCCCTCGCCACCACTTCTTCATCACTCTTGCAGTCCTTAAACTGCGCCTGTTTCTTCAGTTCTTCTAATGTCATATCGTTCGCTTTTTGTGGCTCGTTCCTGAGCCGGTTGTTGAATGTCGTGTATATCTCCTCTGGAGTGCTGTCCTCAGCCACGGGGTCCGCATCATAAATGCCGTCTATCAGACCCATCTGCAGGGCCTCCTGCGCCGTCAGCCAGTGGTCTGTCCCGTCAAAGTATTGGGCTTTCACTTCTTCTTTGCTCATGCCCATGCGTTGGGCGTACATCTCGCCCAGACTGTCCTCCAGACTCTCTATCTCCGCGATGCACTTCGCCATCTCTTGCTTGTTGCCGTAGCAGCCACCGCTCACGCTGTGAAGCATCAGACGCGCATACCGGCTCATCTCCACTGGCTTGCCGCACAGCGCTATCACGCTCGCCATGCTCGCCGCCACACCGTCCACATAAAGACGTATGTCTGCATTGCTCTGGCGGATGGCGTTGTAGATGGCTATACCGCTGAACACGTCGCCGCCGTTCGAGTTGATGCGGATGTCTATACGCTCACTCTCCTCGGCGCAGGCTGCCAGCTCGGCGGCTATCTGCCCGCTCGCCACCTCGTAGCCGATGTCGCCATACATGTAGATGGTGCTCACGCTCGCCGCTTTCTTGATATTGAAATATTTGCTCATTGTCTCCTTCTTTGTCGGGCAGTTTGCCCATGTTGCGGTTGCAAAGTTAATGGCTTTCCAACCTCATTCCATACCCCCTGTTTTATCATGAAACGTTATGCCGGCATCATAACGCCGCAACTTGTCATCATGCTTTTCACTCGCTCGGATTCACTCCTTTTCACGGTAATTTTGCACTGCATTTATTCACATTATAAACAGATTTTTCAATGGCAGATTTAACCAATACACAGAAAAAGGAATGGGCTCGCACGCTTTATCTCCGAGAAAACCTCACACAGCAGGAGATTGCCGACCGTGTGGGAGTGTCACGCGTCACAGTCTCAAACTGGTGCCGCGGCGGCAAATGGGAGGAACAGAAGGTCGGACTCACACTCACACGACGTGAGCAGGTACAAAGCCTCTATCGTCAGGTAGCCGAAGTCAACAACGCAATACAGCTCAAACCAGAGGGACAACGATACCCTGATGCTAAGCAGGCTGACACTATCGTGAAGCTCACATCCGCAATACGAAACATGGAGCAAGAGGTGGGTATCGCCGACCGCATCGCTGTGCTCACTGATGTCATCGAGTGGATGCGACCATCCGACCTCGACAAGGCAAAGGAGCTAACCTCGCTTTTCGACGCTTACATCAAGGACAAACTCTAACAGCGTATGAAACAGACTGACCGTATAGCACTACAAAACTGGGAAAAGTTCAAGGACAACATCGCGCGCGCAACGCCCGTCGATCGCTCCATGTCACAGGCCGAAATACAGAAGCACCGTGCATGGCTTGAAGCACGCCCGCTCGAATGGATAAAATTCTTTTTCCCGAACTTCGCACAGTATGAGTTCGCACCTTTTCAGAAAAGGGCCATACGACGCATTCTCTCCAATCCCGAGTGGTTCGAGGTAATCTCATGGAGCCGGGAGCTCGCCAAGTCCACTTGTGCCATGTTCTGCATCATGTACCTCACACTCACAGGGCTTAAACGAAATGTCATACTCACATCCAATTCATTCGACAATGCCGTCCGCCTGCTCGACCCGTTCCGGGCCAACCTCGAGGCCAACGGGCGCATCATCGCCTACTACGGAAAGCAGCAGTCGCTCGGCTCATGGACGGAGGACGAGTTCATCACCAAGCAGGGCGTGGCATTCCGTGCACTCGGTGCTGGACAGTCACCACGTGGCTCCAGAAAGGATGCCGTCCGCCCGGATGTATTGATTGTCGATGACTTCGACACAGACCAGGACACGCTCAATCCCGACATCATACAGAAACGATGGGACTGGTGGGAGAAGGCGCTTTACCCAACGCGCTCTGTCTCTGAGCCTACACTGGTGCTCTTCTGCGGCAACATCATCGCCAAAGACTGCTGTGTCGTACGCGCAGGAGCAATGGCCGACCATTGGGACATCGTTAATATCCGCGACAAGGACGGACACTCCACATGGCCCGAGAAAAACTCAGAGGAGCACATCGACCGTGTTCTCGCCAAGATTTCCAAGAAGTCAGCACAGGGCGAGTACTTCAACAACCCCATCTCAGAGGGCGAGATATTCTCCGAGATGGCTTTCGGAAAGGTGCCGCCGCTCTCCAAGTTCAAGTTCCTCGTGGCTTACGGCGACCCCGCTCCGGGCGAAGGCAAGGGCAAAAAAGGCAAGTCGTTCAAGACGGTCTCACTCCTCGGCAAGCTCTCCGGCAAGCTGTACGTCATAAAGACGTTTTTGGCTCAGGCGCTCAATGCCGAGTTCATCGACTGGTATGTGCAGCTGCTCGCATTTGTCGGAGGTCGTGCTCCAGTCTATTGCTACATGGAGAACAACAAACTTCAGGACCCGTTCTTTCAGCAGGTATTTAAGCCGCTCGTCGCCAAGGTGCGACGCGAGCAGGGCGTACAGCTCTACATCAGGGGCGATGAGGAGAAGAAAACCGACAAGGCAACACGCATCGAGGCCAATCTGGAGCCCATGAACCGTGCCGGTAATCTCATACTCAACGAGGCGGAACGCGACAATCCACACATGAAGGAACTCCTCGACCAGTTCACGCTCTTCACTCTCTCCCTACGCTATCCGGCCGACGGTCCTGATGCCGTAGAGGGCGGCAATCGCATCATCGACGAGATTCAGCACAGGGCAGAACCGCCCGTCACACGCTCGCGTGCCGACATACGCACACGCAACAAACGAAGATTATAAATTCAAAACAATGTATATATGAGCCAATTCGTACAACTTTCCGACTACGATGCCTCCATCCACCGCGAGATTCTCGATGCGCTCACCAGAGCCGACGAATCGGTCATCGAGATTTGTGAGGATCGGGCCATCGCCGAAATGAGGTGCTATCTCTCCAAACGATACGACTGCGACCGTATTTTCGCGGCCACTGGGTCCGACCGACTCCAGCTCGTACTCATGATGGTCATAGACATCGCCGTATACCACATCTTCTGTATTCACAACCCGCAGAAGCTTTCGCAGCTGCGCAAGGACCGCTACGACCGGGCAGTCGAGTGGATGAAGGCGGTCGCTGCAGAGGACATCTCCATCGAGGGGGCACCGCTCCTGCCCGAGGAGGTGCGTGCAGCACATGCGCCATTCCGCTTGAAAAGCAACCCCAAACGGGTCAATCACTGGTAACTGACAATTAAAAATTTTGATTATGACAAAACGAAAGTATAGCAAAGCCCCAAAGGGCAAAATCACCATTGGCGGAAACATTCCGCAGCAGGGACAGCAGCACCCCAATGTCATTGTGCTCACGCAGCCAAAGCGCTTCGGAATCGACATCGCAGACTTCACTTCGGCTGTCCGGGCGGCTGAGGATGTCGATTTCTCGCGACGATACAAACTCTACGACCTTTACTCTGACATACTCATGGACACACACCTCTCGTGCGTCATCGAGAAGCGACGCAATGCAGTACTCTGTGCCGACATCGAGTTCTGGAGAGACGGCAAGCCCGACGAGGCGGTCAACGAGCAGATTAAGTCACCATGGTTCTCACGACTCGTCACCGACATTATAGATGCAAAGATGTGGGGCTTTTCCCTCTGCCAGTTCTATCGCCAGGGGGAGTGGGTCGATTACGACCTCATCCCAAGAAAGCACGCCGACCCTGTGCGCCGACTCATACTGCGACACCAGACCGACATCACCGGCACCTCATGGGACGAATACCCCGACCTGCTTTTCATCGGATCGCCTTCTGACCTCGGACTCCTCGCCAAGGCTGCACCATGGGTCATATACAAGCGCAACACCACGGGCGACTGGTCACAGTTCTCCGAGGTCTTTGGCATGCCCATTCAGGAGTACACTTACGAGACCGATGACGAAGACTCACGACAGCGAGCCATCGACGATGCATACAATGCCGGCTCGCTCGCAGTTTTCGTGCATGGCAAGGACACCACGCTAAACCTCGTTGAGGCGGGCAACAAGACGGGGTCGGCAGATGTCTACGAGAGATTCTGCGAGCGCTGCAACAACGAGATTTCAAAGCTCATACTCGGAAACACGCTCACCACCGAGTCCTCAGAAAACGGAACGCAGGCGCTCGGCACGGTACACAAAAAGGTCGAGGACAAAGTAGCGCAAGCCGACCGACGATACATCCTCGATGTTCTCAACTACGATATGAGCGACATTTTTCTACGTATGGGCATCAATACGGCAGGAGGGGTCTTCTGCTTTCCTGAACAGAAGGATGTCGACCCTTCCACAAAGATGAACATACTCACGCAGCTGCGCACCAACTTTCAGCTGCCTGTCTCCGACGACTATCTCTATGAGGAGTTCGGTGTCGAAAAACCTGCCGATTACGACAAACTGAAAGCCGAACAGCAACAAAAAAAGGAGGCGCTTGCCTCCCTCTCTGGTCAGCAGTTCCCCACTGACGATGATGATGACGATAATGACGACGACCCCGACGACTCCGAGGGCAAGGGTAGCAACACGCCCGAACCGTCCCCAAAACAGAAAAAGTCGTTCAAAAACTGGCTACGCTCTTTTTTCGCCAAAGCCCCGCAACACGTCGGGGCGGATTTAGAGTGGTAGTAAACAGCCTATACCAGGCCAAGGCTGCCGATGTGGCGGCTGCCATGGAGTTCTCCGACGACTTCATCGCGCAGGTTCTCCACGACATCTACCGTCGGGGCAAGGCGCAGTCTCCCACCGACCTCTCGCCCGAACTGTTCCGCGCCATCCTCCGTCGGTTCAACGAGGCTACAGCCGAGGGCATCGGTGCTTCTGCCGCACACGACCCAGATGTGGATTTCCGCCAGGCACTCCAACACTCCAACGAGGTGTTCTCGGCCTTCAAGGTGCATCGCATGCAGTTGGATATGCTCAAACTGCTCGCCGATTCAAATGGTGATTTAAAGCCGTTCAATCAGTGGGCAAACGATGTCATGCCCATCGCCTCGCACCAGTGTGGGGCATGGCTCCGTACCGAGTACGACACGGCGGTTCTCCGTGCCCACCAGGCGGCCGACTGGCAGCAGTTCGTCCGTGAGGCGGATGTGCTCCCCAACCTCAAATGGATGCCATCCACATCGCCCAATCCTGGTGCCGACCATCAGCTCTTTTGGAACACGGTCCGACCCATCAACGACCCGTTCTGGAACGAACACCGGCCGGGCGACCGATGGAACTGCAAGTGCTCGCTCTCTTCTACCGACGAGCCATGCACCACTGCGCCCATGGGCGACAAGCACAGCACGCCGCAGCAGGGACTCGACACCAATCCTGGCATCGACAAGGCCACGTTCTCGCAGTCGCATCCCTACTTCCCCAAGTCATGCAGTTCATGCGGCTTCTATAAACCGGGCTTCAGGGACAAGCTGAGCAGTATCTTCACCAATCGTGCGAAGGACTGCTACAACTGCCCATATATCAATGGCTGCATCTCACGCATGTCGTCAGACGGTTTTAAGTTGGAGCATAAATTCAAAAATGGTGGCAAGTTGTATGTGCATCCCGACATCGACAAGGACAAAGCTGACTACAAGGAAATGAAACGCATCTGCCTACAGCTCGCAAAAATGGGACACAAGGTGCGTATGACTCCGCGTTTGCACTGCAAGTCCGAGGAATACAAACAAATTTATGGTTCGCTCATCGGTACAAAATATGAGAACAAATGCCCCGACTTCTCCGTCGATGGCACATTCTACGAGTATGAGGGCTTTGTCAAGCCGTGGAGTAAGAAGAAGGTCGGTCGTATGCTCTCGCATGGAATGGAGCAATCCGACCATATAGTTATAAACAATACAAAGGGATGTGCTGACAGATTTATTCGCAAACAAATCATTGCACGACAAAGGCAATCACCAAATGCAATAAAAGAAGTGTGGATATACGAAAACGGTGAAGTCAGACCGTTCCTCGTTGATGGCGACTTTATAAAATGACAACAGGGGAGTCCTTTCGGATTCCCCTGCGAGGCGCCATGCCGTAGCATACGCAACTTCTTTCGAAGCTTGCCGCAAAGATAACAATAATAATTTAATAAACAAGCGTTATGAACAAATTTTTCTCTTTTTTCGCAGCGTCCAACCGATACAAGCATCTCATCGGGGGCTTCATCGTCGCCGCACCTGCCGGTTCTTTCTATACTGCCATATATGCCGCAGCCGTCGCCGCATCGTGTCTCGAACTCAAAGACCGTCTCTACGGCAACCTCTGGGACTGGCTCGACTGGCTCTGCACTCTCCTCGGTGGCAGCATCGCAGCACTCATGTTTTACCTCTTATTCTGACACGTTATGAACGACAAAGATTTTATCCGACAGCTCGAAGAGCACCAGCGTGAGCTGAGCCAACTCATTCACCGCCACCTCCCTGTCCTCATCGGGCGCATGGCAAAGGACCATTTCCAGAATAACTTCCGTTTGCAGGGCTTCCTCAACAATGGGCTCACGCGGTGGCCTGAAACGCGACGACAGCAGTCGGGTGGTAAAAGTGCCGCCAGTCAATACGGACCGCTGCTCTCACGCCACAACCACCTCTTTGCCTCCATCAAGTACACACCGGGCGATGCCAGCGTCATCATTGCCAACGACGTGCTCTATGCGCCGCTCCACAATTGGGGCGGCTCCACGCATCCTACCGTCACCGACAAGATGAGAAAGTTTGCATGGGCGATGTTCTACAAGGAGGCGGGCATCAAGCGTGCCAAATCGGGCAAAACTAAGAAAAAGAGGATGGCTGCTGCCGCCGAAAATCCGAGGGCAAGCCGATGGAAGGCACTCGCGCTCACCAAAAAGACAAAACTCAATATCCGAATGCCGCAGCGGCAGTTCATCGGCGATAGCCGCGAACTATCGGATAAAGTGCAACAGAAAATTACAACCGAAATTCACAACATCTTAAACGCATAAAACATTATGGAAGAACTTTTTCCTATTTTCATGCAGCGCATTTCCGAGCGTATGCCTGAACTCACTCTCGTCGATGAGGACTACGGACAACTCGAAGCTGGACTCGAAGAGGAAACTTATCCCGTCACGTTCCCTTGTGTTCTCATCGGCAATCTCGAAGCCGATTGGGAAAATCTTACAGGGGGTGGGCAGCGGGGCACGGTATTTTTCTCCGTCCGTCTCGCGGTCGATTGCTACGACGATACGCACTACGGATCGGGCACGGAGTCAAAGGTCGCCGAGCGTTTGCTAATGGCAAACCGTGTCTATGCTGCTCTCCAGGGATTCCGGCCGAACAATTCTATGACGGCGCTCGTGCGCACCAAGTCGCGTTTCTATTCGCTCCCAGCTGGCGTCAAGGCCTATGAGTACACGTTCTCGTTCCGTATCCACGACGACTCGGCGCGGGAGCTACAGCGTGGGGAATAGTTCCAGCTGCTTCGCCGTCAGTCTCGGCACCTTCACCTTCGGCAGGGGCTTCACGTCCACCGCGCCACCCTCCCTGCACTTGCGTCTGATGATGCTCATGATGCGCTCTTCCGAAATAAAGAACTCGCGTTCTGAAAGAAGCTTCAGGGCATCATCAAAACGTAGGCGCTGCACCTCCGTCCAGTAATAGTAACGGCGGTACAGAGCCTCGTCCCTCAGCTTTATCAGCTCTTTATTCCTTCCTTTTTTCATAGTTTGCAAAAATAAACTTTTTCCCTTAAACCGCAATCAAAAAGCCACCTAAATCACTCATATTTAGGTGGCTTTCTTCAATTCATGCCCTCCCGTCACGCAGAAAGGCTAAAAAAGGCTTGGCGAGGCTTATGCCCCACGGCTCACAATCGGCAGAAGCTCGGCTCTATGCGGCTCCACACGCCGTTCTCCGGATTGCGCTTAGAGAAGTAGTAGTTCGTAGCCGTGGCCTGCACCACATTGGCTTCCTTGAACAGACGCATGATTTCTGCATACTCCTCGTCAAAGCGGTCCTCCAGCTCATAAAGTTTGGAGATGCTCTTGTAGTCCAGGTCGCCCGTCTTGTTGCGCTCCAGAAGCGTCATCGCCATCTGGTACATCGGGTCCTCCACGCCCTTCTCGCTCGCCTCCATGTAGCGTTTCAGGTAGTCCACAAGGCGCTCGGCCGCAAGGTCTGCACGCTCGTCAAAGCCCTTCACCTTGTTAAACTTCACCTCAAGTTTGAAGTCTCCGTCAGTGATCGTGTAGCTCTGCTGGCTCTCGTTCTTCACGGCGCCATACTCGCGCATGAGTTTCGTGAAAGCTGTCACCTCGTCGTCAAGCCATTTCTTGAAGCCCGAAACCTCACTCTCCAAGTTCTCCACTCTGCCCAGCACGTCATGCATAAACTGCCCACGCAGCGCCTCGTAGCTCTCGCGCTTCGCCATGCGGTCGTTCTTTACCTCAGTCTGCAGCCGTGCTAACAGTTCGGCACGCTGCTCCTTTGTCATACCCTTCAAGGGGTCCACTGTCTCGTTCTTTGTTTCCATTGTCTTTTCTTTTTATGGGTTCATTACTCGTTTTCTTTCTTCTTGCGGTTCATGGCACGCAGTTTCGTGTTCAGGGTTGCCAGCTCCTCGCTGTCCAGGAAGCGGAAAGCCTTGCCCGCTATCCGTTTGTCCTCGCAGAAGCGGTCCACGGCTTTCCAGTCTGCCGTGTTCACACCCCACAGCTGCATCTGGTGCAGCACGCCGCTACGCGCCTTGCGCTTCGCCTTCAGCAGAGCGGCACGCCGTTCGTCGTAGCCCGCCACACGCTCCATTTCCTTGCACATAAGCTCATACTCCGTCTGGGTCATCTGCCGTAGGTGCTCGGTTCTCTCGTTGGTAAACTGCCGCACCAAGGTCTCCTTGTCTGCGCCGGGAAGCAGCTTCAGCAGCTTGTAGAACTTCCCGTAGTTATCGACGTGGTTCATGCTCTGCCTCCTTTTCTTTCCATTTCAGCCACGCCTCTCTCGCCACGGCAAGTGTCGTCGGCACGTCCCAGGTCAGCCCGTCGGCTGGCAGTATAGGCACGTTGTTGAAACACACATACACCTCACCGCTGAACTCGCGAGCCTGAACTATCGCTTCGCTCTCTCTAACCAAAGCTGCTGCTTTCTTCGCAGCCTTTTTCTCGTTGCGGGCCTTGCGCTCTGCGTTCAGCCACGCTTTCAACTCGTCTAAAACTTTCATTGTG